GTAGAACTAGATGATAATGTAAATGTCTTAGTACCAGTATTGAATGTTGGTGCTGAAGGAACAGTAGGATCTGGTAAAAATAGAGAACCTATAAGAACTCCCGCCTTATCTGTAATAAGTCTAATATTGGATACTGTTGCAATAGCACCACTGGATTGACCAATTAATTTCATTCCAGTAGTAATATATCCATAGAATCCAGATGCAGCTTGAAGTTCTAGAGATGCAGTATCAACATTCAGAATTGTAGTTGTTGATGAATATGTTGATGATATGGCAGAAGATGGTTCGTATGGATTCTGTTTGTATGTTTGTGATGGTGCATTATATGGGCCATACTTATGATTCTGATTGGCTAATCTAAATCTAATTGCGTCATTATTTGAGTTAGGACGACTTCCTTCCACAATCTCACCAGCACCAAATGTACCTGATACCATTGTAACTTCAACAAGTTTAGGCACAACAAATCTCGCCATGTCAATATTGTCGAAGAATGGATATAATCTTGTATTTGGTTTTAATCTTCTACAAACAAATTCAATGTTTCTAGATCTCATTGTAGCAACAACTTCTGTGTTGACTACCTTATCTCCAAGACTTGTTGTATCAAATCTTTCACCAACTCTAAATTGAATACCTTCTCTAGTTTGATTGCTTCTAGTAACTGTAGTCTCAGTTCTGAATACATCTCTTCTCTCTAAGAATTGTGTAGTTGTAGTGATAGGAATACCACCTCTACGAGGGCCTACAAATGGCCCACGTTTTTGGACTGTTCTACTAAGAACTTGTCTTGATACATCCATTCTTGTTTGAGGCCCTAAAGTAGAGCTTCTTCCAGTCCATGTAGTTTCCCAACCACCCCAATCAACAGGCGATAAACCAGTGTTACTATCAGCGCCAGTCATTCCCATCATTGAATTGAAACTACCTTCAATATCATATGTTGCAGTGGTTCTTCTAGTTTCAATCCATGTATCAGTTGCAGGGTTTAGTTCAACTTGTCCAATCCAGTTTACAACAGCAAATGGGTTTACGTTTACAATTCTAGTAGCAAATTTGTTTTCTAGGAAAATAGAGTCATCATAATTCAAACATACAACATCACCAACTCTTCTAACATTAGAATCACCTAAGTCGCCTGCAAATCTGTAGTCTGCTGATGGATTAGATGATGTGGCAGCACCAACTATAGCTTCTGATCCAAGTAGTAAATCAATGGAAGTTGTATAGTGTTGTGGTCTCAATCTTCCTTCAGTAGAGTCAATAGATGCCTTAAATGATCTATTTGTAACATCACCAGAAGTAACCGACTTAAAGTTGTCAACAAAGAATCCAGACTTAAATCTATCAAGGTTAGTCTGTGGATCACGAAGAGACATATTAGTTGTTTCTACTTCAAGTAGAGACAAAGATGTATAGTATTCAATATTCTTAACTCTATCCTCAATAGTAGCGATATCCTTCATTCGGAATCGTTTATGTTTAGCGATAGTTAATTTTACATCATCTGTGTTATAGACATAAGGTGGCATCTCAATAGTAGCCACTTCTAATGCATTGTCTATAGTGTTTGGTAGTTTTGGATAGACTGCTGGTGCTCCCTTTAATATTGAGAAAATACCCTCTTTACTTAAGAAAAGTTTGTCTATTCTGCCAAGATAGTAATCATATGAAATATTGAATGACTTATCCTGTGCAATAATATGTGATGTTGAGGATGTACCAGACTCAAATTGTCTAGCAAAGAACTCGCCAGGAGATCTACTTGCAACAGAACTAGTTACTCTTGGTCTTAAATCAATGATGTCAGAAGCATAAATTCCACCCACAGTAGGTAAACTGTTCTTATATAAACTAGAGTCATATGAATTTACAGTTACAAAGTCGCCTGGGTCTGCAGCATCAATTACATAGTTATTGTAAATGACTGTAATTCTTCTTGTGGGAGCCTCAGTTCCTTGTTTTCTAACGATATAAGAGAAGTCAACATAATCTAGTTCTTGGCCAGGATCAAACTCAAAGTCATTTTGAATATCCTTATCGCCAGGAATAAATGTTTGAACTACACCTTGTACGTTTGTTTCTTCAAAAGTAACTTCTTCGCCAACTTCAAATGTATTTTCATTCTGATAAACGAAATTAACTTCGTTAGATCCATTTGTTGATACAAATACAGCAGATGCACCAGAGTTTTTACCAATTATATTCTCACCTCGTAGAGCATTAAGAATATTGGTATTCAAACCAGTAAGTTGGAGAATAGGTAACTGAGGGTCATCAGTAGTTGAAGATTCTAAGATAGCAAGAACATAAGCAACATCACAAACGCCTAAGGATATTCTCTTGTCTTGCACTCGATTACCATAGACTCCATCATAAGTTAATCCATCATTTAACTTCATTAATCCAGTGCCTGACTGGGTTTTTGCGGACTTATTGAGTGTGTAAGTTGTTGCTCTGTTTAATATTTTTGACTTTGGTTTTACATTTACTTTCTTCCAAGTAACTGTTAAAACTGCAGCACCAGAGGCAACAGATAATCCAGATAAGGTTACTGTTCTTCCACTAACTGTAAGTTTTTGATCTGTTAAATTTTCTACAACACCAGTTGTTTTGAATGATAAATTATAATCTTCTTCGTCAAATGGCTCTAAGTTTAAATCAGCATCTGTTTCCAATGTTCCACTAAAGGCATTATTGGCAACAGTGATTGAATATGATTTTCTAAATATGAGATTCGCACCGTTTGTATCTACGCTTGCAACATTAGGTCTAGTCAATTCACTGAATAAAAATGCAGTAGAGTTATTCTTGACTTCCAAAGTAACCTTGAACAAGTCATTTACATTGACATCAGCAGATGGTAATGCACCTGAGTTGACGTTAGTAACATCAGGAACAGCTTCAAGAGTAATATTCGTAGCAGTCTGAGCCGTAACACGGTTGAATGTTGGAACATTATTACCAGCTACACTATACTGAATAATATCTCCAGTTTTGATTCCAGCACTACCAAAGTTTGCACTAGGAGAAGTGATTGTAGATGCACCACCAGATTTTGCACTTACAGTAAACTGGGTTGCAATCGGAGCAATCAGATGTCCCAATCCTAAAACAGGGTCAGCACTAAACTTGTAATTAGTAGGATCATTTCCTACTAACTGCTTAATATCATCAACTCCATAGTCCTCTACTCTGTTAATACTTCTGGATACATCAACACCATTTATTTCTATCTGTTCTCCATTTTGGAACTGACCATTTACTTGATATAAAATTAACTGTGTAGAATTATTTGAAGCTTCGTAAGCATATCCTGTTGCACCACTATTTTTACCCTCAACAAAAGATGGAACAGTTACGCTGGTTCCTGTGTTTAGTTGAAGATATGTGAATGTTTGAATATCGTAAAGAGATGATTCAAAGACTGTTGATGAATCTGCATACCCAACATTCTTTACTTTGATATCATATAATCTAGCAACACCAATCTGTTCACCATTACCTGTACCTACAGTCGCAGTTCTCTTGTTAAAGAGGTTTACATATGAGTCTGTGCCTATTCCAATAGGAGGTGAACCGCTTACATGATTGAGTTCTATTTTTCTACCAATACTGAATGGTATAGATTCATTGAATACTCTATCAGTAGTTCTTGGTTTTTCTACATCTATGGATGTGGTACTGATTGTTTCTACTTCATATCCTTTTACATAGGCTTTTCCTGGCCCTATGTTCAAAGTCATTAAATCATCTGTAGGGACATTGCCCTGTTGAGTTAATTGATTTGAGTAGAAAGCACCATCATTACCAACTCTGTTGTTTAAAGATTCTTTAGTAGAAACACTAAATGGATTTACATAGTAATGTCCTGATTCATCAAATGTTCTCTTTGCTAATTCATCACGGATTAAATTATAGTTTGATTCTTTGACGAATTTTTGCAATTCACCATTATCAATTCTCATCAATTCTACAAAGTTCTCATCATTTAGATCTGTGAGAGATTTCTTAATTAGAGTTGTAGATAGTTTGAATCTATCAGCACCAGGCGCTGCAAAGTTTGAGAATCCTCTTGCATTATCATATAGGTCGTTGTCAGACGCAGAAGCAGTGACTAACTCTTCTTTTACTAATAGACCAACTCTGTATGATGGTGAGTTACTATACTGATCTAGTATAACTGTGGAGTCAGCAACGGTGACAAAAAATCCTCTAATGAAATAGACACCCTGAGCAATTTTTGCAGCTGCACCAGTAGCTGTCGAGTTGGATATAATTGTTGTTGCAAAACTAGCACCAGATCTGATGCTAGAAAGTGAATAGTTTAAATCTTCTTCTAATATTAAATTTTCACCATCTGCAAAGATTACCCTAGAAAAATCAGTATCACTAGAACTTTGATACTTGATGTATAGAGTGTATGCACCTTTAGATGACTCTCTATTCGTGATATAATTTTCTACTTTAGCAGTAACACCACTAGTTTCACCTTTAATCTTCTTTCCTATCAAGTTCTCTAAGTAAAGAGATACAGGAATACCTAAGTGAGTATCATCAATTTGTACAGCAGTGTAGTCCGAATCATATGCGATTTGGCCAGGAATTACAACAGAACCTTCCTTAAAGAAATGCTTACCAAATTTTTCAATCTGGTTCTGTAGAATAGATTGAAGTGTGGTAAGTTCTCTAGACTGTACAGGTAAGCCTGGTTTGAATAGTACCCTCTGATAATTTTTTAGTTCTTCAAAATCATCAAAGTATGGAGATGAATTTAAGTTGGTATTCTGTGGCATTTGCTTTTAAAACTCCAGCACTATTTTGATGTCTTCTTTTTGACTTGCGGATCTAGGAATCGCAGTTCTGTTATCAATATAGATTATTTCACCTGACTTAGTATTAAATTCTGCTGATGATATACCAGCACTAAAACTCATACCAAGTTGATATGTCTTATTATTTATTGAGGTACTGACACCATTATAAGAGGTATCAATAGACAACATTGAACCAACTACAGAAGAACCAATAATGGTGACTCCATAACCAGCATCAGGATTAGAAGTGAATGGAATTATCTTGTAACCAGTAGCACTTGATGCTGCACCAGCTGGTTGATAATACTTCAATACTCCAGTAACTTTGTCCCATGATGCAACATATCCTATCGCAGTAGATCCCAGACCAACTGTTTGTGTTATCTGAGAGTCAACGGCATAAGTTGTAGCTGTCGTTACACCAGCAAGTTTGACTGCCTTTAGGCCACTCACCATCGCAGTGTCTAGTAATTCTGTACTACTACCAAATACAGTGGGATTTTTTATAAGTCCAACCCTAGCAAAGTCATTACCTTCAATGATGTCAGGGTTAGTTTCGATTGTCTCAAATCTTGAATATAATAACGCTCTGTATGCTCCTAATTCTCTGTAGACATCGTATCCGTGTCCTCCCTTTGGTGGAATTATGACACTGAAACCAGCGATAGATGTCGTTCCTATTCCTGTGTTGGTAAGGTTAGCAAGAACACCGCCAGACTCAGAGCCAGGAGCGCCTGGAAAGAACTGTATAGATCCGTGGGTATATCCTTCTCCTCCATCTGTAACAAATACTTCAGATACCTTTCCGAAAGAATCAATCGTAATCGTAGCCTTTCCTCCTGATCCATCTCCGAGAATCGGAACATTGGCAAAAGATGTACTGATCGGTTGATAGTTAGAGCCTCGATCATTGACAACAATAACTTCGATCTTTCCATCTATAGCATTAGCCTGTGTTGCAATAGTCTCGCCCTCAGTCCCCCAGTTTTCGGGCACTGGTATGTATTCAATAGAGTCAAATTTAACGATTTCGGATGGCTTAATCGTGTAAAGGTATTTCCAAACATAACCATCGCCACTAGTGCCAGCTGCCCTTGGTTCAAGGTCAACAAATGTGGGTTGGTCATATGAAGGCCTCCCCTTTGGGTTCTCTGGGTCTGATCCATTTTGTAGACAAACGTAAACTTTCAAGTCTTCATTCACTATGTAGTAATTTGCTTCATACAAACTACCTTGTGAAGTAATTGGTGTGAGATTGTAAATATTATAGTCATGCCTGTACATCTCATAAGTTGTTCCAGCTACCCACTTTACTTTCCTTACAAGTCTACGAACATCTTTATCTGTAACCTTCTTCATTGCAATGATAGACTCTTTTATAGAGTATTCTTCCTCAAATCCATCTAAAGGAGAAGGAGTATTTGTGGCCCATGTGGCAGTACCGCCTGCCGCTGGTTCAATGGAATTTGGTAATCCCATAAAAGCATAATATTTGTTTACAGTAGATCCGACTCCGACAAAACTCTTCACAAAAGTCTCGGCATTTAGAATTCTAAACTGTTCGGATATAATAGCAGGCATTTTAAAAAAACGTTTTTTTCTTTTATTTAGTGGTTAAGTTAATGGTTTCTTTCTGGAAACTACAGATGCTGTAGATAATCCAGTATTACCGTTCATGTTATTGACGAAAAATTCTTCGGGATTTCCAGAACCACGATTCTGATATCCGTAGATTTGACCCCAACTATATTTACCCCAGAAGGTATCTGTGTTTGCTGTTACAGCAAGACCAACTTGGATTACATTATTACCATATGATATAGGGCCAGGCAAGAACGCACACGTTACAGTGGCAAGTCCAGAGACTGCATCGCCAGGAGTGATTGTTTCTACTCTGAATACACCTCCCAAATAGTCACCCTCAGTTACCATTCCAACTACTACATTTGAACCACTAGAAGTTGTAATACCAGTAAGTGCATGACCAACAACTAAAGGACTATCGTAGATGGTAAAGAAGTCACCTTTCTGCAATCCAGTGAAATTAACTCCAAGCTGGTTGAGTGAAGAATATCCATATCCTAAGTTAGTGTTATCATTGAATTGAGATTTCAATGTAAATGCTAATCTAGGTAACACATTGGCAGTGCCTGGCAACCATGTATTTATTCCTACAATATCACCAAAGTCTCCTTTTCCATTTATGGAGAAGATATCTTCTCTCCTAGTCTTGTCAGTTTGAACAAGAACTGGGGGTGAACTACCAACATCATAACCAAATCCACCATCTGTAACTGTTACAGAAGTTATTACACCTGTAGTTACCGATGCTGTTGCAGTCGCTCTGTTGATAACTGGGTCAGCATAGAATTGAGTTGTTCCACTACCTACAGCGAGTATTCTTGTGCTATTGAAATCACCGTAAGGTGTATTAGCAATATCACGAATTTGATTTGGATGTGTTATATCTCTCTTATTCCAGTTTGCTAGATCGAATGAGTAGTAAATATCTCCCACTGTACTAATACCAATATAGAAGTTATTGAAGTATTTGATCTTAGCAAAGTCAAATGTTGCAGGGTGTTGTGTACCAGCTGGTAATTGTTGACTATAAGGTTGCCAGAAATTCTTGTTAGTAGAAAGACCAATGGTTCCGTTGTTACCAACAAAGATAAATTTACTACCATCGTAAATGATATCATTAATATCTTGAACTGTGTTACTTACCTTATCCGACCAAATTATACCATCATTAGAAGCAATAACAGCACCACCATTACCGACTGCAATGAATTCTGCTTGTCCGTATGCAATGGAGTTCAATGTTTGTAGAGTTCCAGAGTATTGACTAAATGCCTCTGCTGTTGTCATACCAACGGCAGTAAAGATAGATCCAGCAGCACCAACTGCAACCCATGTATCTCTTGATCTCTCCCAAATAACATCCTTAAAACTACCAGTGTATGAACTGTCAAATGTGTTAGTTACGTTTATTGCAGGGATTACTCTCTTCTCTTTTAAATCGATAGGAGTCCAAGCAGACATACTATTACCAACTGAAACTGCTCTTGCCATTGCAGCACCATCTCCAACAGCCATGACATAATTAACATTGGTATTGCCTTGTGAGTATCCCATACCTACACCATTGAACTGAACTGTATTACCAAATCCAATTTGTCCTCTTTCCCAGAATGTACCACTCTTGGTGTTGATATAGTAACTACTTGAACCAACAGCGACATATGGTTCTGACTGTGTAATTGCCTTGAAATTCACTGACTGAATAATACCACTAATACCATCAAACTTCCAATCCTTAATTGGGTCTTTACGATTAATCTTAGAATTAGATATTGAAATTTCTGGATTTGTAAGTGAATATCCTGTTCCACCATAACTTATAGTAAGAGATGATATACTTGAGGATGTAGAAACAATGGATGTTATAACGCCTGGTATAATCTCATTATCATCAAATATCTGAATACTATTTTCTGATTGTAGAAGTTTATCAATAGCGTTGAATAATGGATACACATTGTTAACGTAAATGGTATCATCAGTCTTACCAACATTTTTGATTAGTCTGGTTGTAGGTAGAACCTTACTCTTCAAACTAGGTCTTGCTTTAGATATTAGTACACCAGAAAGAATCTGATCACCTCTTTGTTTCTCCCATGAGAGTGGTCTCTCTGCATCCTGAGCAGTGTTAATTCCAATACTGTTGTATGTGAATGTTTCTAAAAGATCAGAAGCAACGATTCTCTTACTGGTTCTTTCAAATTGGTCAATATCAGCAACATCAAATCTATTTTCTTTAATCTGTACAATATCACCAGGCTTCAGTGACTGAACTGGTTCAACAGTTTCAACATCCCTCTTAGATCCTCTAAAGTAGAATACCGAACACTTGGAATTTGGTTTTGGTGCCTCAGTAAAGATTACTCTACTACCCTTATATGTGTAAGCAGTCTGTGGTGTTTGTAAAATATCATTGATGTAGATAAAGATATTATTTGTAATATCCATGTCACTACCAGGCAATGTCTTGAGACTTAGAATCTCTGTAGAACCACTGGTCGTTACTGATAGAGTAAACTTCTTACGAGTTCCGTTAAAGAATGGTGCAATGTCATCAAATAAGATAAACTGGCCAGGATAGAATCCAGAGAAACTATCACTCTCTAATTCTTCAACTGTTAACTTAAATTCTGTGAGCACACCTACTCTTGGGTCTGTTGCAATACCAGAAACTGTAAGTTCGTCACCAACCTTAAACGCTGTTCCTTCTTCAGTTATATTAAATTCATTAACATTACCATCAACGTTAATACGGAAATCAACTTTAGAATTTGTTCCAATACCTGAATTACCTGAAGCATATACCAGATTTTCATTAAACATCTTGTCTGGTGCTGTAACATCAACGTATACTGGTTTAGTTACTTCACCACCTCTCTTGTACAATGCTTTCTGTGTTGTTAATCCAGCGTTAACTCTAAAGGTTGCAGCATCTAGTTTTTCAATTACATCAAACCCAGAGAATCCTTGTTCTATAGATGATGCAATCCTCTTTCCTTTTTGCGATAATCCAGCTCTTGCATAGTTGTGATCTACAGTTGAAATACCAACATTAACAACATATGTTTTATTGTCTATAATCTTATCTACAAATGTACCACCAGCTGCGAAGTCAGTTCCACTAGGAGAGTTATTATTAAGTCTAGGTGCAAGTATGACACCTTGAATTTTACCACCACCATTGTAGAAACTAGGTGTGGTAGATGGCCCTACTTGTGTTTCAATGACATTGTTATTGATGACTCTAGTAATCAGAGATCCATTGTAATAAGGATCTCCCCCTTTTGGATAGAATTGTTTTGTAGTATAGTTATCCTGTGAGCATGAGAATAAAATTCCCTCAGTTCTTAATTTTACATTTCTACCAACTCCAGCAGCAGTTGTAATACCATGAACAACTGGTAAGAATGCTGTCATGATACCTATAGACTCATGATAGTCTGCATGGTTGATATTATATGCAACCCTAGTAGAAACACCAACATTCAAAGTTACGTTGTTAGATGTTACGGCAGTTGGATATAATGCGGTGTTGTGTGCTGGGTCTGTAGTTCTAGGGTAAGGATGTTCTGTCGCATACTGATCCATAGCACAAGAGTAAACCAATCCACCTGTTGCTAAACCAACTGATGTTACAGTTGATAACCCATGTGATGAGTCAGTGGTTATTGTTGCCAATCCACTATTTGCATCATAAGTAGCGTCAGTCACGTTGAACTTAACTCTAGATGTGATACCCACGTTAATTGTGAATGTGTCTGTAGTAGAGGTAACAACACCAACTTCTACATTATGAATTGGATCGGTTGTCCTTGGATATGTGTGATCTGTAGTATAGTTGTCCTGAGCACATCTCCATGTGTATGAATCTGTAGCAAGACCTATGGTATCTCTAGCGATCAACATTGCGCCAAGTTTTGCGTTTTCAAAAGTGTGAAGATAATTACCACCACTGATAACTGCATTGTTGACAGCAGAGACTAGAATATGTTCAGTCTGGTTGGATGATGTTCCTACGTCCAGAGTAATGGTGGTATCTGTAGTAGCAGTAATCTTAACAGCAGTATTGTAAGCAGGATCTGGGCCACTAAGACCTGATTTCCTTGGGTAATAGTGGAATGTCGCATGATTATCTAAAGCGCAAGTAAATTTGAATCCATTTGTTTTTAACTTGACAGAAGTTCCTTTTTGGAGTGTATGAGATCCAATATCAATCGTCATTAATCCAGTGAAAGGATCGTATGATCCACTTGTAGGAGTATGATAAACTAGAGGAGATGTTCCTACGTTTACGCTAAACTTATCAAGATCAACAGTTGTAACTGATAACCATTTTTGATCAGATGGATCTTTTCTTCTTGGGTAACTCTTAATGGATAATCGACCATCCATCTTACATCTAAATCTTATAGAATCTCTTTCAAACTGAACTCTATTACCAGTAACCATTCCATGACCAGCAGATGTCACAGTCATAATACCAGATCCAGCATCATAAGTTGCAAATTCTACGTTTCTAGTGTAAGATCCATTGAATCCGTGAACATTAGAGAACACGGTCATGATACCTGTGCTAGCTGTATATGATGCAGTTGAAATATTGTAATTAACTATTGTTGATACGCCAACATTGATTGTTATAGTATCAGCAGATGTAGAACCAATACCAACGGATACATTACCACCAATAGGGTCGTCAGGACGAGGATAAGCGTGTTCTGTTGCGTAATTATCTCTAGCACATGTGAATATTATAGATGCAGTATTAATACCAACTGTATCTCTGGCCTTCTTAAGACCACCAGCAGTAGCAGATACGAATGTGTGACTTCCTCCAAGAGTTGCAATACCAACATAAACAGAGAATGTATCTATACCCACGTTATAGATTGGTAGCCATTTATTCAAATATGGATCGGAATATCTTGGATATGCCTTGGCAGCATTATGACCATCAAGATCACATGTAAATGAGATGGAACCCAAATCAAACTTAACATATTCACCAGCAACAAAACCATGATTAATAATGGTTGGTTCTAGTACACCAGTACTAGTATTGTACGTTGCCGTCGAAATTGTATGGGCTGACTCATTGATGTACGAGTGTCCAGCACCAACATTCATCACAAAGTCACCTGTTGCAGGGTTGTATGTTGATGTTGATATTGAACGCTCTTCGATTGTAGATACACCAACTCTTACTTCAAATGTATTAGCGGTAACTGAAACAATACCTAGATTTGTATTGTATGCTGGGTCTGTCTTACGAGGATAGGCATGAATAGTTGCATAATCATCTTTAGCACACTTAAATGATAATGCACCCTCCTGTATGATAGCTCTCATTGATGGTCTTTCAACGTTGTTTGCAGTTGATGAGACATAGACATAAGGTGTGTAATCTCCACCACCAGTTATAACCGCATCAGTACCAACACCAACTAATGAATACGGATAATCACCACCAGAAATAACACCTTCAACAGCAACACCTTGATTGGGTAAGAATTGATAAACATTAGCGGAAGTTGTAGGGCCTACATTGACTGTGAATATAGTACCAGCAGCACCGATAATCTCTACTGGTTTATCGTAGTAAGGGTCACTAGGTCTTGGATAAAAGTGATTGGTTTGGAATCCATCCTGTTCGCACTTGAATACTAAAGATCCAGGCTTAAATTTAATTGACTCACCAGCTTGGAAACCATGTAATCTATCAACAGATACAGTCATAACACCTACTGCTGGTGTATAGTCTGCATTTCTTATATTGTACTTGACAATAGTTGAAATACCAGCATTGACTGTTATAGTAGTTCCAGCTACACCTGTGATAGGAACAGCAGTATTATAAGTTGGGTCTTTTGCTCTTGGATAGTATTTGGTTGAACTATTCCCATCAGCAGTACATGAGAATCCTAATGAACCATCTCTAAACTTAATACTCTGTCCCACTTCAAGATCATGGAATCCAATACTCATTGTCATCACACCTACAGAAGGTGTGTAATCCGCGCCAGAAACAGTGTAATCTAATCTAGTAGTAATACCAGCAAAGACTTCAAATGTGTTGGTAGAAACGTTACTGATGGGTAGCCAAGAATCACTTATAGGATCGGTTGATCTTGGATAGTATTTTGTTGTTGTAAATGCGTCTAATGAACACTTCCAACCTATAGACTCATCTGCGATTCTAACTTGATCACCATTTGCAAATCCATGATTAGGCATAGTCAATGTCATGATACCCACAATGGGGTTATAATTTGCAGTTGTTATTGAGTGTTGTGTAGGGCCTGTAAAATTATGACCATTATCGGTCAGTATCAAAGATCCAGTGCCAGGATCGTAGTCAGCGTTACTAACTGTTATGTTTGCTCCCGCTTCAATTACAAACACTCCATTAGGTTTAGTTTCGGAGGGTACAAATTGATGTTCGTAGTCACCACCAACCTTGATAGTTTTTGCATCAGAACTTACATAGGTATGTGCATAGTCACCACCAGCAAAAGTAGATGTTGCAGTTGCACCATGAAACTCATGCGGATATGGCCCACCAGTCAGTAATGCGCCTTCTTCTGCACGAAGGAATTGGTGGGGATAATCACCACCATATATTAATGCGCCAGGAAGAGCCTCTTCAAATCTATGAATATACTGATTCTTTACACGAGATATACCGACATCTACTTCAAGTGCAGTTCCAGAATAACCTACGATTGGAATAGAAGTATCATACGCAGTTGACCTACTTCTTGGATAATAATGTTGATAAGCACCGTTATCTAAAGCACATGTAAATGCAAGACCAGTTAGAATAACATCTTTACCTACTTTGTAGCCGTGAGGATCAGCAGTGGTGACAGTTAGAACTCCAGTTATATTGTCATATGCTGCAGTTCCGATATTTAACGCAGGGTCATAATCACAAGTAAAAGCGATACCAGAAAGAACCACACAATCATCTTCTGTAAGATTGTGATTTTTTCTTGTAGTAACAGTTGCAATACCAGATGACTCATCATACTCAACATGACCAACTTGTACAGCAGGAGCACTTGTAAATGTGACTGCAATACCAGTAGCTTGAATAAAGTCATCATTCTCTAATCCATGACCTTTGTATGGAATATATGAACCAATACCAGATCCAACATTGGCAGTGTGAATACCAGTGGTAGTCATTGCAATACCAATATTGACATTGAAGTTAAGTGTACTTACAATACCAGTAACACCAAAATACTTTTGAGTGTCGGACGGAAATATAATATCTCCAACACCTGTGCTAAATGCAATACCAGATAACTTGACAACACTTGCAGTTGTTAGTCCATGAGCAGATGCAGCAGTGATAGTTGCAACACCAGAAAGAGAATCATATTCTAGTGCGTTTATATTTTTTGAATCGCCATCTTTATCACCAATAGCGGTAATTGTAGTAATACCAGTTGGAGGGTTTTGATTGACATGTTCAATATGTTTTGGAGTGAAGAATCCAGTTCCACCCTCTACAATACTGAAGTTTGTAATGATACCAGCTTCTGCTCTGTTTACAACACCGCCACCAACATAGTTGTGTGCAAAACTTGATATACCAACAAATGCTTTGAAGGTGTTTGCAGTCGTTCCTATTATATCAAAACCTATGACGTTTCTACCGTCCATGATTGCAGTATCAATACCAGCTTGAACAAGACCACCACTGACATATGTTAATGGTTGTGTCCCTACACCAGCCATGACTGTTACTATTTCAGTAGTAGCAATACTTACAATGGGATATCCATCTTCTCTGAATAAGAAAGTAGATATACCTTCTGTTACTTGTACTTCTTTTACGAGTAAGTTTTTACTCTGATTACCAGCTGTACCAATATAATGTCCACCATAAACTTGAATCGTTGCAATACCTGTAATATAATCATAACCAAACGAACCAATATTTCTCGCTGCTGTTACTGGAGCAAATGTAAATCCAGCACCTGTAATTCTTACCCTATCATCAATTTCAAATCCATGAGCGCTACCAGTTGTAAATGTAGCAACACCAGCAATATGATTATAGATTGCAGTACTAATTGCAACACTGGTTGTTGATGATTGACCTAAAAGTGCAGTAATACTCGCACCATAACCTTGAGATGATCTAACTGAAATTTCTGGTATCTCATTGTAACCTTGACCTTTACCCTCAATTTGAATAAACTCAAGACTACCTGTAGAACCAACACCAACTCTTACAGATGCTTTTTGTGGGGTATAGTATCCAGCACCAGTTTGTAATCCTACTTTATTAATTCTTCCCGCTCTTGGAATTCCACTTAAGAAGTTAAGTTTATTTTCTGCATTGTCTACTACTTCAAAGTCTAATCCTGGCGTCTGAACAACATTGTTGATTAATATGAAAGGATTATTGTTTATATCAACACCTGTGTTTACGCTATTGTAGAGTGATGTGACAATACCTGTATTTTCGGATAATGAGAACTGTGTTCCAGCGATACCAGTAAACTCTAATGAAATATCATCTAGTATTACGTTTTTATCTTTGGGGTCAAATGAATCTAATTTTCTGGAAAATAATCTACCAGAGAATGAAGAGTTAGTCTGTAATCCTTGAGGGCCTGTTTTGCCGTAGGGTGCATCAGAAAAGAATATATTATCATCTACAATATTATAATCACCAGCAAATACTGAATATGCAAGACCAGCAGAAGCATGACTTGTAGCTATTGATCCAAACGCACCTCTTTCTACAACAACACCTGACTGTTCTGTCTGATTGAATATAGGAAAATATCCAGCACCAGTTTTAAATATAACAATTTCTGATACAGTTCCAACACCAGATATTTTAGGGTAAAAAACTCCTTCTACACTAGGAGTTGCAGTACCCTCTATTGTAATCTTAGGTGGATCGGTTTGTGCATAGCCTGCTCCTCCATCTAAAACCTCTATATTAACTACTCCATAAACAGAGTTAAAAGTTGGTTTTAGTAGAACTCCTTGTCCAGGCGTAGTTCTTGGCATTTACTCTACTTCCTCAACTAATGTTAATAGAACTTGAACAATAAACTCTGGTAACACCAGTGCCGTCTCTTATGATACTGAACGTTAAGATATCATCATTTGCCGTTGATGGTGGTGGATTACCTCCAACCCATTTTATTCCTGTTGCAATAGTAGCTCCATTTACAGTGCATGGATCACCATAAGTATATCCAACTCCAGCATTGATGATGAGTGTTGCTGTGGTTGCCTTGCTGTTTTCACCACTTACGTTAGTAAACGCCCATGAAGTTATTGTTGTTGTCGCAACTCCAACAATCACAGATCCTTGTGAAACATCAATAGTAAATGTACCGCCTGCACTTACTTGCATAACATCACTGTAGTTTCCTACAACTTTCTCTGTAATATCAGAATTAAAGTTGACTTGATCTGTTAGTGTGCTTGTGCCACTGACTAAAACATCACCTTGTACGTCTAATCTACATGTTGGAGCAGTAGAACCAATTCCAGTATATGCTTCGTTGGTAACTACAAATGACTTGTTATCTGATATTGCAGCGTCAGATACTCGCAATCCATATCCATTTCCTTTTGCAACTGCCCAAATAGTTGGTTTTTCATTTGAGAATGATGCGACTTCTAGTTGAGATGTGGGTAAAGATGTTCCGATGCCCACCATACCATCAGCTTTGATTCTGAACATGGTCGCTGCAAAACCAACTTCAACAGGGCCATCTGTAATAGCACCAGGCTGTTGAATTGTTATCTTACCAACGTCTGCATAACTTGAAGTAACAACACCAGATGTATTGATATCAATGTTATCTGTAACACTCGATGCCATACCAGCAAGAACAGATGTTGATGCAATACCAGCGTTTGTTGAGTAACCAGCTGTAGTGGCAAAGGAAACAAAACTTACAAGATTAGTGCCATCTCCGAAAGTATCATATATCTCGTTGAAATTATTATTAATCTTTATAGTTCCTGCCAACAGGGTATCACCTGTGCCGTCATTCGGAGCAGAACCAGTACTAATCCCTTGTTTAGACATTACTTAAAAACGTTTTTTCTTTATTTATAGTTAATATGGAGGGTTATCATCCATAGTTGCAGTTGTTGTGTCTACATTCAATACATTTGAGTTAAGTCTCTTTGTATCGTAGTAGAAATTATTATCAACAACTTTGTTTGCGATAGCTTGTTTTGCCTGTGCAAATGTAGCTTCTCCTATCTGTTGAACCTTCATGAATTCATCATCAACCTTGATGATATCACCCTTAGATAATGAACTGATACCAGTAGAGACTGTGATGTTTTCACCAGTTGCACCAATAGCATCTGAGACCTCTACATTTAGGAGTTTATTTTTGAGAGGTGTTTGTATGATGTTGTCAATTTGAATCAATGCTTGTTTGTTTGGATCTTGAACTTTGAGAAGATGTGTACCAGTTCCTAAACCAGTAAACTCAAACGGCAATGATGTTGATAGACCAGCAACTCTAAAGTTTACATCATCAACCTTTTGAACAAATAATTCATCAGGCATGATGTTTGTTCCACACTCTACAGGAGTTAATTCTATATTGTTGGTTGGAGTTGCACCACCAATATATGTTCCAGCAATTGTTATGACGTTAGTTGAAGCATAACCAGTTCCACCAGTAACAACACCAACAGCAGAGATATCTAAATTACTATCTCTAGTTATATTAAAGATTGCACCAGAACCAGATCCATTGGTTGTAGATGGGACATTGGTGTATGTTGTTTGTATTCCAACTCTAGAACCTGTTGTCTTAGTTACAGGGAATAACAAATCATTAGCTGGTGATGCACCACCAAGATATGTACCAGCAATTCCCACAGTATCACCAACAATGTAACCCTCACCACCACTAATTAAAACAACAGCAGTAGATATACATTGTCCAGTTATTTGAGAGAAATCAAACTTAACTTGGAAAACAGCACCAGATCCAGTTGTGGTGAAGCCAGGTATTCCTCCATTTGGATTACCAAAACCATATAATGTAAATACAGGGCCTGGAGGATTCTGTGTAACAGCAGTTCCTGTAACAGGGCCTGGAATTTGAACATTATATCCATTTTCAAATAGAGAACTACCACCTACTCCAGAAGTTACTGCTGCCATCACAATATCTTTAGTCCCTGTTGTATATGATGTGATTGCAATACCAATCTTAGATCCACCCTGAGTATCAAGGTTTACCACCTGTCCAGTTTGGAAATCGTGATTCTGAATACTAATAACATTTAATGCAAGATCTACATCATTACTTGATGCTGCGTTATATGACTTTTTAAACGCTGGTTTTCCACCAGTTGTTAATTGGAACTGTTTACTTCCAACTAGAGTTCCAGTTCTATCATGTTCTCCAGTAAATCCACTTGAAATATCATCAAAGTTCAAAACTTTATTAGTCTTGTTCATGATGAAACTCTTAATTGGTCTGCCTTCTGGGAAGAAGATTCTTTGTACGGAACCATCATCTAAAGCGTCATCTTCTGTAACTATAGCAAAATTATCTCTCTTACCCATATACATCTCTTGATCAATATTCAAGATAAGGTCAACTGTAGTATCAACTGCTTGAATTTTCATATTGTTGGATTTAGCAATACCAACAGATACCAAGTCTAATGTGTCAGCGTCATTTTTAGGATTACTCTCAATAACAAGATCCGAGAACTCTAGGAATCCAGATGGGTGAACAATTGATTTTACAGACTCTTTCCATGTGTTATATGGTAAATTACTCTTAATTGAATATGAGAATTTCTGGAAGTAGAAGTTATCTGATAATCTCTGACTGAAATCATTAAGAATACCAAAATTCAAGTCATTTTTAGAAACTTTATCTCTAGTGACTCCAAGAGTTGTTGGCACGCTGAATCTGTTAACATCTCTTACATTTCCTTTCAGTTCAGACACTTGACCAAACAATGTATCGCCAGGTAAAAGAGTTCCAATAGTATCTCTCAATCTAAGTTGACTGATGTTTACATTCCAACCATTTTCTGCTACAAATCCTTCAAACTTAGTAGATGTAACTTTCTCACCAGACAAGTACTTAGCATCATTGATAATAGTCATATTAAACTTCGCCATGTCATTGAAGTTTACAATAGACCCTAATGTAAAGTCATCATCATAAGTTCCAAGTGTAACTGTAGATATTCCAGGCGCATTTGCCATACTGAACTGTACAGTTGCATTTGTAGTGTTTACACCTGTAACTGTGTAGAATGAGAAGTCATAATCAGCAGAGTTGAAGTTAGATTCACCTGATTCTAGTGATGCTGGTTTAATTCTACAACCTTCAACAAATACCCTATCACCGATAGCAAATGGTAACTTAGTTTCTGTAGATGCAAAACCAGTTGTAACTGGAATGTTGAATTGTTGATCTAGTAATAATTCAGCAGTAACTGTAGTACCACTATGAGTAATATTGTCTATATCATAACCATTTGAGTTATTGGTTGTAATAATACTCAAAGGTTCTTTGAACTCAAACGCATTTTGTATAATTTCTACTCTATCAACAGCCCCACCAGCCACATGCGCTACAATTGACACATTACTGTTGCCCCTGACTGCAAGGGTAGGTGGTTGATTATATCTACGTCCACCATCAATAACTTGTACCTCATCTATCCTAGCGATACCACTAATATCAACAATAGCAGGAACTGCTAAGAATGGGAGTAAAGTTGGATCAGTTGGGTAATCAAATCCGTCTTTTATTCTTTCAATAGTATCAATCTGTCCTATTTCGGGAGAAGAGACTTTTACGATAGCATCCTGACCTTGTGTACTTGCAAAACCAATAACTTTTGGAAGAACTGTATACCCTTTGCCTGGGAAGTTGATTTTAGTTCTGAATATTGGGCCCCTAGCTGAAAGAGATGTTGTGCTGTATGTTATTGTACTTACACCAATTCTAGAAACAAATTTTTGTGATTCTAATGGTTTTTCCTTTAAGTTGAACGTAAATGTATTATCATCTTTGATTAGAACGCTATGTTCGTTTTTAAGAATGATATCTCTAAATGTTATATTATTTCTACCAGTAACTTCAACGTCAGATGACCCAAATGTCTTTCTTGTGTCAGATGGCACAACAGGAGTCAAATCATAAAAAGTTTTACTTGGCCAGAAAAGCTCAGTGTTAAGAGTCACAGTAGCATTGGCATTGCCAGGAATACCATCCCTAGTAATGTTAAATCCACCAGCGTTTGTACCTTGAACATCAAGTCTATTATTAAAACTGATATCTTCAAAGAAGTCTAATCTCATATCAGTCAAACTTGGATCGGAAACATCAAATGTTATGATATTACCTTTTGTAAAATTCAAAGGTGGGTTAATTTTAGCAATGAAACTTAAATTGTTAGCAGTTGGAGTTGATACTGTTGAAATTGATACTGGATTGGAGTCAAATACGTCAGATTTGTATTTGCAGAGTTTTATAGAGTCTGGATCTTCCCTAAGAACAAAATATGTCTCATTGTTGATCAATCCATTGATTGTATTTCCATTATCATAGTAAACAACTTTATCACCGCTCTGTAAGTCTTGATCACCAATGTTTATCTGAGTCAAATCAGCAGAAAAACTTGTATATGTAAATCCAACTCGTTTTGTAGTGACTTTAGCAAGAACTGGGTCATATCTGAGAACTGTTGATTCACTGGACTTGGGTAAAGCGTCAATTTTGATTATATCACCAGAAGTAAGTTGGTGAGCAGAAGAACAACCAACTTCACCGAAGAATCTTTCTACTTTGGTTGTTACTTGAGGATATGCAGTTCTTAAAGAGTGTGCAAACCCAGCATTAGGTGAAACGAAATAGAACCATACTGCATCACCGATTGTAGAGAATGCTACAGTGCTTAATCCAATATAATCTTTATCAAAGTTGACTGCATAGACCTCTCCATCAGGAAGAACCTCAGTTCCAACTCCAGAAGTTGCACCAGCAGCTACTTTTGCCCAAACAAGAGATGTACCACCGATACCCATGTTGTAAACGAGTTTCTGACCAGTAAAGAACTTGTGATCCTTAAGATATATTCTTTGTTGTGGTACAAAACGATTTTCTACAGTCTGAATCGCTTGTGTTCCTAAACCAGTGCTAGTAATTGTATAATGTGTTCCTGTAGATCCAACACCAACTGTTTCCTGTGGATTGAAGTAGGTGGTATAGTTCTCAAAGGTGAATTGAGAAATTGTTGACGTTCCAACAGGGAACAAGAACTTATCTGGTTTTAATATTACATTATCAATGCCTGGTTGATGAGTAATTGCAGCACCAACAAAATTTTCTCTCTGTACAAACAGTCTAGAGAAGTTAGTGTCAATACCAGTGACGATCATAGTCTCTGTACCGACACCAATATGATCACTTGGAGTAAAACCTCTAGTATCAGTAACAAAAATATGTGTATTGATTCCAGTGTTTGTTATATTGTCTACAAATGTAGAAAGACCAACTTTTCTATTAATAACTTGAACTTTTTGAGCACCATTGAACTCTGTAAACTGAGATGTATCAATACCACTCAATATAACCGTTTCGCCATCAGCTATATCATGTGGAACTGTGGTAACACCAACAATGTTTCTCTTATCAAGTCTAAGTGTAGTACCAGTGAATGTGTTGATGCCTATTTCAACAGAACTTACTTGTTTACCTAAAAGTTCACTTACAACTATGTTAGCACCAGCACCATTAGTTCCTTTATTGTCTAATGTGAGTGGATCATCAATTTTGTAACCATCTCCTCTAGAAAAAATAGTAACAGATGATATTCCAGCACTCTTTGTTTTTATAACTTCAAATTCTTGCTTCAATACATCTTTTACATCATCAATCAACTCATAGTCAGAGTTACCGTATGATAGGTAGTATGGAGATATGTTTCTTACTAAATCTCTACTTGCTATGTCAATATCTTGGTTGAAGAAAGTAACAAAGTTCTCTTCTATTGGAGTATCTTTAAACTGTCCACCAATCATATATGGAAACTTAGGTTTAGCAACACCACTAGAGTCAACATCAACACTGTAGAAGTAGGCATATGTTCCATCGGGATATTGTGGAGTCACACAATACCTACCACCGTGTATGTCTAGGTCGCCAGAGTTGTCAAAAACATAATCATTAACAAAGTATCCAAATGCAAAGCCAGGAGGTCTTAGACCCGCTTTAACACTTGTATCAAGAATATAACCACTACTCAATCTTCTGATAGCACCACCGACTGCGTTCTGATATCCATATGGGCCATAAATTGGATTACCATCATACGCATAACCCAGAATAGGTGAGTGGAAAGCGTTAGGTGTTTCTAAGTTACCAGAATCAATATTATCTCCTAATTGATATCTCAATTTTTGTGGAGGATACATTCCAATGGTCTGTAATTGGAACTCTGGGTTTGTGCTTGGTTTTGTTAATATAGAATCTTCAACGTTGATGATATTTTCATTCTTTTGAACTTGATTGATTTTCCATTCACGAACATTACCAATAAACTTAGCACTCTTACCTCTGTTCTGTAAGAACATAGTAGTATCACTTACACCATAACCAATACCACCATCTAGTATCTGAACACCAGTAATTTTATCATCTGTAATGATAGGACGCACATCTCCAAAGCTGCCTGTAGGAGACGAAATGATAATATCAGAGTCTGCACGATACCCTCTACCATTTGCAAGTATCTGAACACCAATAATAGATCCACCAATGATAATTGGTTTAAGAAGGGCATTAGATGTGACTGTAGCGATACCAACATCAGGTCTTCTATGGAAGTCCATAATATTAGTACAACCATAACCAATACCACCCTGTTCCAAATAAACATTATCAATAGAACCAAGAACTATTGGATCTATCTCTGGTACTATTAACGTGGTAGCAGCAATACCTGATAATGACTCAATCTTTACTGATATGGGTGGGTACTTTATAGTATGTTTACCACTGCCTAATCCACGAATTACAACGGTTTTATTTTTGTCATAATTTGTAAGATTTCTTTGTGAGGAAACCCCAACATCACAAAGTTTGAATCTATTGGGATCTATAACTTTGACAGCATACTGTGTTGAAGTTGAAAGACCATTAGCAACAGTTCCATCGGTAGAATATTCAACGATCTCTCCGTTATTGAAGTGATGATCGTATGCCAGTATGTAATCGTCAGATGTACTAATACCAGATTGAATGTCTCCGTTAACAGGTCTTGCTGGAATTATTACCTTTCTATTTGAATATCCAGACCCAGCATTTTTTACATAGATCTTGGTTATTGTATTTTTTGACTTGATTGTAGTAAACCTATGAAAACCAAAACTTATATTTCCAATGTTAACAGTATTAATTCCAGCTTTAGCATCTTCTGGAGTATTATGTAACTTAATTCTCTTTTCATTTACTGGAGCGACATAGTAAGCAGATCCACTAACAACGTTTACAATCGGTGTGTTACCCCTTGCATCGTAGATAACACCTTCACCAATTTCAAAGTTATGTCTATCTTCAAATGAAATACTTTCGTCAGTTGTATTAACTGATGATCCATCTGCCTTAAAGTTAGCAACAATTCTACCTCTTACAAGATTAGACTCAAGAACAGCACCACTACCATTACCACCTTCTACAGTAATCTTTGGTTTCTCTTGATATCCGATGCCAGGAGATACAAGTTTTACTTCTCTGAAAGATCCAACAACGTTAGCATGACCTATAGCATCAAAACCCTGTTGATCTTTAATGATAAGTGGAGGGCCTGTAATTACATCATAACCTGAGCCTGGATTTGTAACAGTAATGCTTGTAAGATCACCATGAAAAATCTGTTCATCAAAAACAGTAGGAGGGAATAGTTCAACACCATTCGCCATCAATCCTACAGGTCTGTTATTAACATC